AACGCCATCCGCGAGGTCATGGCGCACTTAGCAGACATGAACGCAGGGAACGAGGTTATAGACGATACATTTACCCTCGCTGACCCCACAGACAACACCAAAGAATTTCGCTTTGATGGTGTTGGTATTACAACAGGCAACACTCGCGTTTTAACCGTGCCTGACAGCAATATAACCATAGCTGGCACTGAGTTAGCCCAAGAGTTCACAGCAACCCAGAACTTCAACGCAACCACGCTAACAGATGCGGCTACAATCGCATGGGATACATCTGCTAATCAGGTGACTAGCGTTACGCTTGGTGGCAACCGTACCTTTGGCGCACCGACTAATCAGAAGGATGGTGGCGTATATGTGCTGGTAGTGATACAAGATGGCACTGGTTCACGGACAATCACTTGGAACAGCGTATTCAAGTGGGTGGGTGCAACAGCCCCGACATTATCTACTGCGGCTAGTTCACGTGACCAATTTGTATTTGTCAGCAATGGCACTAACCTTTACGAAATAGGTCGTGCAATAGGAGTTGCTTAATGAGTAGCTTATTCAATATAGCGGCTGGTGGTCAGGCTGGTTTCTACGACTACCAGATAAACGATTCTTTGCGGTTTGACGATGGTAGTAGCTCTGGACTGACACGAACACCATCTTCCGCTGGCAACCAAAAAACGTGGACAACTAGCGTATGGGTAAAGCGTGGTAATATAAGCACACAGCAAAACATCTTTAATCCGCAAACTGGTGGTGATGGAGTCAACGAATCACAGTTTCATTTTAAGTCTGATGACACTTTACGCATTTATGATTCTGGTGGTAATAGAGGTAATGCTGGAACGTCTGCAAAGTTCCGTGATGTTGGGGCTTGGTACCACATAGTCTTGCGTGTTGATACAACTCAAGCAACTGAAAGTAATCGCCTTAGAATTTATGTAAATGGTGAACAGATGACCTTAGTAAATCAGGGCTATGGGTCAACTTACCCTTCACAAAATGTTAATTTAGGGTGGAATAATACAAGCAATCACCGTATTGGAAATTATCAAGGTTCAAACTATTATTTTGACGGCTATATGTCTGAGTTTAATCATGTAGATGGTCAGTCCCTAGACCCGACATCGTTTGGCGAATTTAAATCAGGCGTATGGATACCAAAAGACACCAGCGGTTTAACATTCGGCACTAACGGCTTTAGACTTGAGTTTGGTGATAGCTCAGCTATTGGTGATGACACTAGCGGCAATGGCAATGATTATACTGCGAACAACCTATCAGCGCATGACGTTGTGCCAGATAGTCCTACGGTTAATTATGCTACTCTGAACGCTGTGGATAACCCAGCACTTACTTTGTCTGAAGGTAATCTTAAATTTTTTAATAATGCTACAGCCCATAGAAGTGCTAGAGGCACTTTCGGAATGGCTTCGGGTAAGTGGTATTTTGAATGTTGTGTATCATCTATTTCCAACATACAATCATTTGGGTTATCTAGGCAAAACGTACCTATCCCAGCAGTTTATACATCAAATGTTTTTGTTTTGCTTTTGGGTTTTGCTTCACCAAACTCACTTGTATACATTTACAATGATGGTACTGTTTCATCTGCCGTTTCAAGGGCAGTTAGTGTTAACGATATCTTGAAATTAGCATATGACGCAGATAGCGGAAAACTTTGGCTTGGCATTAACAATGATTATTTTGATTCTAGCGCGAATGTTGACGCATCAGCAAACCCAGCGACAGGCACAAACCCGACATTAACTTTGTCGGAAGATGAACCTTTAGTTCCTTATGTGAACTTATACGCAAACTCTGGTACATATAATGTCATTAACTTTGGTGCTGACGGTACATTTTTAGGAAACATTACATCAGGTAATAACTCAGACCAAAACGGATACGGTGATTTCAAGTATGCTGTACCATCTGGCTTCCTAGCACTAAACTCAGCCAACCTACCCGAACCAGCTATCTCACCGCTAAACGATGATTTGCCAGAGGATTATTTTGATACTGTAACTTATGCTGGAACAAGTGGCATTCAAAGTATATCTGATTTGACCTTTCAACCTGATTGGGTTTGGATAAAAAATAGGTCAATAGTATCTTCTCATGGGATACAAGATTCAGTTCGTGGCAATTTTAGGTATTTAGCTTCTAATGCTACAACAGCAGAAAATACAGTTTCTGGCAACGATTGGTTTAGGTCTTTTGATTCTAATGGTTTTACAGTTTCAAATACACGGACAAGTGACGGCGCGGCTACTTCTGAGTGGAACGCTTCTGGTAATAATTATGTTGGCTGGTCTTGGTTAGCTGGTGGCACAGCAGTCAGCAACACAGACGGTTCAATCACATCGTCAGTATCGGCTAACACAGAGGCAGGGTTTAGTATAGTTACTTATACTGGTACTCTTTCTTCTGGCACAGGTTCTAACCCTACGGTTGGTCATGGACTATCTTCAGCCCCAGAAATGTATATTTCTAAATCTAGAGATACCGCTTCTCCTGATAGTGGTCATTGGCTAGTGTGGCATAAAGATTTATCAGATGATAACGCCATGTTTCTAAATCTAACTCTGGCACAAAGTGCGGTTGGAAGTGGTCTTCCTGACCCCGATTCTTCTGTGTTTTATACGCAATACCAATCTGGAAGTGGTATTGCTAGTAATGACTATGTAGCCTACTGCTTCCACTCCGTTGAAGGCTATTCCAAGTTTGGCATTTACACAGGCAATGGTTCGTCAGATGGCACGTTTGTCTACACAGGTTTTCGTCCTGCTTGGGTGATGGTAAAGCGTACTAATAGCACAGGAAATTGGTGGATAGCTGATAACCAACGGCCATCAAGTTTTAACAACATTCCTGCTAGTAGTCTTTTGTATGCCAATCTAAATAACGCAGAAGGCGGTACTGGCGAGTGGATAGACTTTATATCTAATGGATTTAAAATAAGAAACACTTTTACGGATGAAAACGCATCAGGCGGAACATACATCTACATGGCATTTGCAGAAATGCCTTTCAAATATAGTCTTGGAAGATAGGAGTTAAGAAATGTGGAAATATAATGGCAAATCAATCAGGGCTGGACGAGGCTGGACAGACAGTTTTGGCAATCAGTACCCACGCAACTGGCTAGGTCTAACCAGCGATGCTGAAAAGACTGCGGCAGGGCTAGTCTGGGAAGATGACCCAGCACCGTTCGACAACAGGTTCTATTGGTCGGCTGGTGTTGCAAGGGCGTTGGATGATGTTACCGATGAAGATGGCAATGTGACATTAGGTCTAAAAAGCCAATACAAGTCGCAGACAAAGGCAACAGCAGGGTCAATGCTACAATCTACCGATTGGAAGATTGTGAAGGCTTCTGAGGTGTCTAGCTACACTGTAGACCAAGCTACCCTCGACTATCGTGCGAGTGTTCGCACTGCTAGCAATACCATTGAGGCTTCTATAGATGCGGTTGCAGACCTTACAGCATTTATGGCACTGTTCGACACACCAGTGGATAGCGATGGCAACCCAACTGGCAAAGCACCTATAAACAACTTCCCAGACGAGATTTAACATGGATATGGCTAGCCTCTTTGATATTCTAATCGGTATTGTTTTGGCTGGCGGTTCATGGTTTCTGCACTCTCAGTCGCAGGAAATAAAACGCATACAAATTCTTCTGAACAAGACCAGAGAGGAATATGTCAGCAAGATAGACAGCAAGTCTGAGATGGACAGGATTTACTCAGCACTTGACCGAATAGAGGCAAAGCTAGACAGCATAGCGAGGTAGCAATGTTAGCAGAACTGGCGGCTTGTAATGCGGCTTTCGGTATTATCAAGCAAGCCTGCGCCAACGGCAAATCTATTGCTGATTGCGGTGAGGCGGTTGCCAATTTTGTTAATGGCAAAGCTGACTTAGAAAAGAAACTCCACAAGAAAAAGAACAGCTTGTTTGGCGGTAGTGCTGACCATGACTTAGAAGAGTTCATGGCGTTAGAAAAAATCAAGCAAAACGAACAAGAGCTAAAAGAATTTATGATGCTGTACGGACGTTGGCATCTGTGGGATGATTGGTTGCGGTTTCAAGCTGACCAGCGTAAGAGGCGGCAGGAAGAAGAGAAGAAGCGCAAGAAGCGTGTCCACGATATTGTGGTAGGCATACTGGTTACGGTGCTTATTATCTTAGGGCTGTTTGTTTTAGCTGGCGCTGTATTTCTTATTTACTCAGCTAAAAATAGTTGATATGGTTATTCGGGGTTAGTGTTTCCTCCTCCGTTCGCTAGCCCCACCTGGCACTCCCCCTGGCAACAATCATCAGTAACACATTTACAGTCTGGACATTGATAGTGTCCATGTACGTTAACTGCGTCTTTATTGCTACTGCAACGAGGACATTTATTTCGTGTCTGTTGATTGTCTTTTGTCATAGCTTCTCATCCCTGCAATTCCAAGCATACCAAATAGCAAAGGCATCATTACGCTCATATCCGCCTGGGGCAATATAATCCCAAAACCTGCGGCTATAGGGCTTACCATGTAGTTTATCATCAAACTAAGGCCGCATATCCAGCCAATTAATGGACGCCAACTTGATTGGAACCAATTGCCTTTAGCTTCCTGTTGATTGACCTTTATCTGCGCTACAGCTAGTTCCTGTGCGTGCCTCTCTGCCATAGTCGCTAAGTCGTGCGCTAATTGAGCTTTCTGATCCTTGTCCTCTATGAACTTGTCCAGAAGATTCGATGCTGCTGGTATTAGTGCTTGTATCATAATATCCATACCTCCTTTTAGCTTGTTCTATTCTTTGCTTTAGATGGTTTATTCTTCTTTCCATAAGACTGCCTAAATCTGTGTTTGAAAAATACAATAATATTAATGATAGTGTTAATAGTAACCATTGTCACTAATATTAATTGCCACCATTCAGGCATCTATTTCTTTGACATCCAAGCACTAACACCCATATACGCGCCAACAATACCGCCTCCAGTAATGTATAATAAGTTGGATAGGTCTGTTAGTAATTTAATTCTTGAATCTGGTATTATTGGAAGAAACATAATCGCTGTATATAAAGCCATAAAGATAAGAACAGCAGTAGCCATTCTTCTTTGCGCTTTCATTTTACGGTATTCAGCTTCGGCTGACTTAATGTCTTTGGCGTGTTCTAACTCTTCGTCAGAGATAATCCCATCACCATCGAGGTCATATTCATAATATATGGTTTCTTCTTCAAACTTTTTTTGGGTCATGCTACGTTCCTCATACGTTCTACTAAACGATTAGCCCTGTTGGGAACTTGATTATACCATCTTGAATCTACCATTTCATTAGCTGCATCTTGCCAGTTAGACATAATAACAGCTTGAATAAATTTCTTAAATTTACTTAGTCTTGGACGTCCCATGTTAAACATCATATTGGCGATGATTAGCTGAACTTCGTCAGGCAATATATCAAAGCTTGGAAATAGTATTTTGCATTCTTTTAGAACAATCTCTATGTCCTGTTCAAAGAGTTCTCTAACCCTTGTTTCGGATATAGGTGTTCCGACTTGTAATCCATATTCTTGATCGCTTTGTAATATGAGATGACCGATGCCGCAAGTAGGCAAATTAAGATGATCCAAATAAATCTCATACTTAACTCCTTCATCTTCAGTTAACTCAGCTTGCAACTTTTCCAGGTTCATCTTTAAATCCTTCTTGCATTAATTTACTTGCTGTTACACCTAATTTATACATGGCATCATCTAACTCAGATTGACCTGCTTTATTGCCTCTTTTTGTCATAAAGACTTCTACAGCATCTCCTGTCTTTGGATGAAAAGAAACAGTTACCGCTAATCCAGAACCAATGTCCGTTGTTACGCAAGGTCTTCTATTTGGTATAGTCATTCAAAACCTCAATAGTTTTATGCCAAGTATCGTACTCATTTTCAGGGTCAGTGAACATGCTTACATGGCGTGTCATTTTATATTGTTTTACTGATGAAACTGGATAGAACAATGCAGATCTATGTTCAACAGATACGAGAGCTAATATATCATAATCATATCTAGTTGGTAATCTTCTTTGTTTAGCATTGCCTACTTTTGTACTGCCAAGACTTGTTTGAAATTGCAGTATATCTTTTTTATGAGATTTAGTCATTTGGCAAGACTTAACTTGTACCAAATACTTCTCAGCACTTTGCTTAGACCAGCAAATAAGGTCAATAGAATCCGTCTGCGCCATAGCACAGCCCCATCCTTTTTGAAGGATTGCTGCCATTGCTATTGCTTCCCCAACTAACCCAGCAGCCGTATTTGTCATCTCAACAGAGAGATACCTACTTTTTATCATTCTTAGTGCGCTGTGGTCTGCAAGTTAATTCATATCCAAGGCAGTTTAGCGCAAATTCTAAATCATTTATGCGAGGGTTATATCTTGTACGCCACCCTCTGAGCGTATCCCTATGAATGCCTGTTCGTTCTGAGAAATCAGATTCTGAACATACCTGCTTTTCAAGTTGTTCAAATAAAAACCTTACACAGGGATTATTATTTAATATAGGCAGTTTCCTAAACTGTCTCATTGCCTATCAACCAATTTAAATATACTTGTGCTTTTTCTAGATCTTGAGTTCCGTTTTTACTTTTATACCGCCATATATATTTCATAACATTGCCTTTGCAATAGTCACTGAACCCTTCTTTCGACATAGAAGCACGAATAGCATCTATGCATTCTATGTTTCCAGAAGTGTAATGATGCGGATTTTTTACTAAATTATTTTCTGTTTGTTTTGAACTACTTAGCATTATTATTCCTAATACGCACCTGATTGTTATTTTCTTCAATAAAGCACATCAATACTGCATGTTCACCGTGATGTCCATGTAATTTTTTTAGGACACCCCAACCTGCTTTTTCGTACTTTTTTATATGTTCATGTTGCACATATTTAAGACGCATATTTTGTTTTAATTTTTCTTCGACATTAAGCATTTTACAACCTTTTTTAATTTTTGGTCTAAACCAGAATTAGTATCAATATGATTTTCTACTTTTTCTATGCCGTGAGACATAGAGCTTCTGTCTTTACTGACCTGGTTAGCTATAAAATTATCGGAATGATCTGTTGTTCTTTGTGCTAAATAAAAGAACATCCATCTAGCGTCACTAATAAATTTTGACCTTTTAGAGCTTATAATCATTGCCGCGCTTATGTTTGTGACTTCTTCTATCGCATCAAGAATATCTAAAAGTTGATCAGAGTGAATCGAAAGTCGGCACTTCTGATCCCTTTTTCTTGTGACGGTTTTTATCAAAGCACTCGTCTGTGCAGAAGAATTTACCTGCTGCATTTGCTGTTCCTCCATATTTCCAGTTAAATGTTTTGCCACAAAAATCGCAGTCACTGTAGTTATCTGGTTGGATATACTTAGGTTTACTGCGTTTCTTGCGTGGCATGTTTAAAACGGTATTTCATCTACCAATGGCTGTTGTGCAGGTTTTTGAGTGTTACCATTACCCATAGGGTTTTCTGTAAACTCTTGAACCTTCAGGCTAAGATATTTCTTGCCTGCCTTAGATTCATTGTTCCAACCAGACACAGAATACTTAGTGCCATTTATTTTGACTGTACCACGCATATCAGGGCGATTTTGATTATCACCCTTATCATTGTGGAATAAAGAACCAGTCATATCCTTTTGTTCATATTCAGCCATTAGCTTCTAACTCCTTTTTTCTAGCTGTGAACTTTGCGACATGATCGCTTGCCGCCATCCCAAGGCGATTGTAAAGCGCCCTTAGTGATTCCAAATCTGGAGCCATTCGTATTTCATCATCAATAGACAATGGCGTTCTAATTGCCTTTGGTTCTGATGATTGAACAGCAACAGGTGTCGATGTAGCTTTAGCCTCTGTTTTACGCGCTACAGCGTCCATTTCGTTAGCAGAGGCATATTCGCCCCCTGCAAGTCCTAAAGACGATAGAGCGCGCCCTACAGCGCTTGTCTCGCAGTTTTCTAGCGCAGAGGTGGTGTTAACGTGACCTTGACCCCTAATCTCTTCTGCCATGCCTGCGCCAATGGTCATGCCATTGCTATCTGTAATGATAGCTTTGACAACAACGCGCTGACCATCATCGACAATAACCTGCGTATCAATGCCAAGGCTAGTGCCAAAGACTTGTCTGAATGCTTCCATGCGATGTACCACTTGTGTATACATCTTACCGCCACGCTGACGAACACCGTGACTTTTATTAAGTTCTGAAACCAATGCCATTGCTTGGTTTAATTTTGCGGTAAAGTCTAAACTTTCCATAGGTCTTTAGCCTCCTGTTTAAAGTTATGATCCCAATAAAATGGGTGGTTAAAATCAGCCTCAATTAACCCTGCTAATACTTTAGGTTCGGTGCTGATATTAATTAGGTTCTGTCTAAGGATTGCTTTCTTGCGAATTTCTTCTATTGCATATCCAATGCCGTCAGGCTTCAACATATCGCAATTAGAAGGGTCAAATACGATACCATCATCTGCTGATATGTAAGCTATATGAGGTGTTGCCCCTGTTGCCCTGTGATACACGGCTGACTGTAGAATGTGGTCAAAAGTAGGTTCTTTTGGTAAGCTTGCTTTTCCAAATGTACGAGTGCCATCTTTTTTAGGTGGGTTCTGACGAGGTGCTTTTGTTTTCATCTCACAGAAACTTTTTTCATTATATATATCGACATAGCCTATGATGGGTAGATATACATTAGGTAGGTGTAGTTCTATTTTGCGTTCTGCCTCAGAATTACCAAACTGTGCGCCAAGAAGTTCTACACCATTTTCAATCGCAGGCTTAATAAGATCTCTGTATGCTTTACGCTTTTCATCATTCTTATTGGCAGGGTGAAAATCAAAACTCGTTAATGCGTCCTCAGTTACGGCATCTATATCCTGACCTGCACATAACATACCTTGGACACCTTGATGAACTGAAGTACCGAATGCTGCGTTTTCTCCGACAATAATCGTGCGCCTGGCTTCCTTACTAAGCGCAACATATTCAAACATCCAGACAGATATAGGTCTGGTGAGTTGCGATGGGCTGAAATGTTCCAACCCAATCGAATTAAATTTTTCTGCAATTTTAGTCATTATTAACCTCCGTTTACTTTTCGACAATGGCAAAATTAGTTTGACCAGTCAAGCAAAAAAATATATGTATTAAACAATGTGTTTATATAATTTAACGGAGGTTTTGTTGAAACTGGCAGAATACCTAGTGTCTAAAGGCATATCGCAGACAGAGTGCGCAAAAGCTTTGAATGTCAACAGGTCTAACGTACATCACTGGATTTATAAATATTCGCCACCGTCTGGTCAAAAGATGATGGAGATATATAGATGGTCAAATGGTAGGGTTGGATTAAAAGATTGGTGCGAGGAGTTTATGGATGCGTGAAAAGGATGATTTTTACAGCACACCTGAACTAATGACATTGGCACTGTTGAAGCATGAGTTTGAAATGCCTGTTAGCATACATGAACCTGCTTGCGGTACTGGTCGTATGTCGAAGGTCTTAAAGTCATACTGGCACGATGTTTTCAGCGAAGACCTTGTGGATAGAGGTTATGGGATACCTAATCAAGATTTTCTGTTTTGCCAGAAAAGACCGTGTGATTATTTAGTAACCAACCCACCATTTAAATTAGCAGAAGAGTTTATCTTACATGCAATTCATCTTGGCTATAAGCGCCATGCATGGTTACTGCGCCTTGCCTTCTTAGAAGGTCAGGGAAGGTATGAGAGGCTTTTCAGTAAGTATCCGTTTGACGTTTGTTATGTATTTAGTAAGCGTCAGACAATGTACCCAGGCGAGACAGAATCTAAAGGCAGTGGCAGTATTGCTTTTGCTTGGTTTGTCTGGGGTGAACAATCTAGGCAAAGAGTGGAATGGATATAATGCCAAATCGTAATAAAGAAAAAGGCAGTCGTTTTGAGAGAGAGATTGTTGATAAAGCTAGGCAAAGGGATTTAGAGGCAAATCGGGTTCCGTTGTCAGGAAGCGCAGCAGGGTTTAAAGGTGACGTTCATATCAAAAAAGGCAGAGAGACATGGGTTGTAGAAGCTAAAAAGCGAAAGTCTGGTTTTAAGTTTTTATACGAAAATCTGCTTGGCGCTGATGTTCTGGTTGTATCAGAGGACAGAAACAGGGCGCTAGCTGTTTTAGACCTGGAGGACTTTTTAGATATGCTAGCAGGCAGATTATAATGTTTTATATCGGGCTAATGGTTTGTTTTGGGATAAATGACTGCACCTACGCTGAAAGTTTAGATAGGTACAAAAATAAGCAAGTATGCGAAATAGAGCTTATATTTACAGTGGAAACAACAAGATTAATGTTTAGAAAAAATGATTTAGAACCAAGTATTGCTGGCATATGCATGGAGGAACAATCTATATGAAGCACAATCATTTAAAAAAATCGATTTACTCACCGCCCAAATTATCTAAAGAAAA